CACTGGAATCGGGAAATACTTACCAGCTAGTCCCATTTCCGATTCGTCTTTATCTACGAGTGCTAAAATCGGATTCCGATTGAAAATCAGGTCACGCATGACCCAAGCGTCATCGGTATAAAGTTCTTTGAGAGTAGCGACATTGGTTACTGCATTACTATATGCAGTAGCTGGATTGGCAGGAGCACCCATATTTCACATTCCTTGGCTTATTTCAGCCTTTTTGTAACCGTTCCTCCGCACGTCGACGGGCCTCAGCCCACCGTTCGGAATCATTTAATCCCTGCAGAGACTTCCTAGGGGTTAGGCCCCCAGTGGTTACTTGATTGGTTAAAGTTTTGAGACCTTGCTTAAGTGGAGGGAGCTGTTTCTTCGCATCCTCGACTGGCGCTGCCTTCTCTTCTTCTAGAAGCGCTGCCCACTGCTTGGCTTTTTCTACTAAAATTTCTTCTACTTCTTTAGCTGCCTGATCTACTGACAACTCTTTTGAATCATGCTCCCAAGTATCCAAGATATGTTGGACTACGGCTTCTTGCGCCTTAGCCTTTTTAATTCTTTGGAATTGAGGATCTTTTTCAACGAGTTCAGTGACGGCAATTCTTCGTTCACTGACAGCGGCTTCAAACTGTTTGGTTACGTTATCCTGAGCTGACTTCTCAATTTCACTGATCTTGTTAGTGAGTTTCGAGAGTTCATCTCTGACCGGATCGGCGCCATTCAGCTTGTTGACTTGGTATTGACTATAATCGTTATAATCAACCAAGCCCTCTAAGCCAGAGTAGTCCTTGGCGGCTAACTTCTCCTTCATTGCCTTAAGTTGGGCAATTTCGGTCTTGTCGGCCGCAAGCGCTGCTCTATCTTTTTCTAGCTCTTGCTGTTGTGCTCGGAACCGCTGTTCCTTGCGAGCAAGAGCCGCCACCTGAGGGGATAGCTTGACTGTTTCTTCAGTCGGCTTTGATTCTATAGCCGCAGTCCCTTCAACTTTGTCAGGTTGCCCAACGGCTTTGGGCACTCCAGCACGGTTTCGATAAGGGTCATGTATTTTTTCCTCTCTCATGACAGGAGGGAGGGATTGAACTGCAACAGCAGACGTAGGTTCGGCAATCGCTTGTTTTTCATAAGCCATGGATGGGTTGACCTTTCATACTTGGACGTTTGATGTAGGAGACACAGACTGGGCAGGAGGTTGAACACCTGGAGGTTGCAACGCCGCTTGTTGGGCCTGTTGCGCGGCCGCTTGCTGAGCACCTTGCTCTTGAGCAGCTTCCATTTGGATTTGATTCTTCATGTCCTGAATCAGGACAAAGTAAGAACGTAGTAAATCCATTTTCTCCGGTTCAATATCGGTTACGGAATACTTATTGATGTAGTTGACTGTAAGAGTCGTGGCTAAATCGGTTGGATCCAGCATGAACCGGTCGGGGGCTTTAAATCCTTTTTGACCATCCTCAACGATCGCATCGAGGTTGTTTAGGATTCTCTCTTCGAGGGCCGCGGCGAGTTGGTCGGATTGCTCAAGATCAGGGTTAGCGGATAGACGCCGAAACTCCTGCTGAGTAATTTCGTTGGCGGCAAGCATCTCCGATAGTTTCGCCTGGCGGCCGGCCGGATCCTTGGGCAAGGATGACTCTTCATAAAGCTGAATCTCGTAAGAATCTTTGAGTAGCCCGATGCTCTTAAAATCAATCTCATGCAGTCCATCTTTACCGGCGAATACGGTTTTATACCCCTTGCCTGATTCAGCGACGATGTCGGTCGCGCAGTCAATCATCAGGTGGGCTAGATCTGGGAATATGTTTTGATAACGCTTGGCTACCGCAGCGAAACGGTCATCTTGAATTTGATCATGTTCGCGGACCGCTTCTCCGGATGTTAACCCCTTTGGTGTAACTCCTGCGGCGCTTAAAGATGAAACTCCAGACATCTGATAAGCATTCTGAATCAACCACATGACAAACTGGAACCACTCCGGGTTATTGGCCGCGGCGTTCACAAACTCAGGAGGGGTATTTCTGTACTTGATGATAGTGCCTAGACGATTATTAAAGGATGTCTCTAGAATCTTAGACATCTCCTCAACTAGAACGCGTGGAACACCCATCAACTCAAAGTTTTGAGATCCGACAATCAGTTGGCGGTAGAGTTCCATCTGAGTGGGCATGAGAATTTCAATCAACCCTTGTGAAAACCATCCAACGGGCCCGGGGTTGTATCCAAACTTCACAAAAGGGAAGTTATCCCTCTCGTAAACTTCATCGAGAATCACCCCGGCCGAACAGGCAATCACATGCCGACCGTCGGTTGCATCATCTCCTGACCGTAAATGCCAGCCTTCTGAGATAATGAACTGATCAGAGACTGTCTCAGTAGACCGCGGAGTGTTGTCCACATTCCCATGAGTCGCTTCGGCAATCATGTTTTCATGATCAGGGAATAACTCTAGAAATATGGACCGATCCACTAGCTTGAGTTGAATCAACTGTTGAGGATGCCCATAATACGCATCGTTATAGTCAGTTAATAACTCTGTCTCTAAAGTCCGTTCAAGATTGACCTTATCGTTGCGAGGAAACACCTTGATTAGACCATCACCGAGAATGCCGCCGTCCCTAAAGATCAATGGGGCAAGTTCATAGGCCTTGGTTCGGTGGAACTCACCCCAAATGAATCGGTTCGCTGCTTCGGATAATTTTCTTTGTCGATAATTTCCCGCATCAGTTAAGAATGTTGGCTTAGGACGATCCTGGCTTATACGACTGGTTAGGGTGTCTACGCATGAGTAGCAAACATTTGCAGTCGGTCTACCGATCGGGAGCTGGTTCGAGTTATCCAGAGTCGCAGTCGAAGCCAGGAAGTTGTAAAGGGGCTTACCGCTGAACAGCCGGGTAAACACACTGGCCTGCCGGATCCGGTTTTGATTAGTCCGCTTCAGGTATTCAGTGGTCGATAGGAGTTGTACCGCCAGATCTTTATCGTTTTGAGCTAACCACCACTTATAGGCAGTGGGTGCGGTAGCAGTCTTTTTAGACCGCGGGTCAATCACACGTTCTTTAGGCGTTCCCGTGACATCAAAGGGTTTGACTTCGTATGCCATTAAGCACTTTCCTCAGCTTCGGTAGGTTCGGGGAAGAGTTGGTCAACCAATTCAAAATCACTGAGTTTCATCAGTGAGGCGAGTTGTTCGACCTTGTGTTTAATGGGATCACTTGCGGATGTTTCTGCCGATGTTCCACGTGGAATTTCTGTTTGAACAGGGGCACTTGCGGGTTTGAACGGCGCCATAACCATGACGACATCGCCGATCTTAACGCGCGATAATCCAAACTCTTGCATCGCTTTGGCAAACTCCCTAAACTCGCCTGGAGTCATGCGATGTCGAGAGTGTCAATATATTTACGTAGCCGACCCATACGCATGGATTCATCGGGGGAAACTCCAACGCCGTGGTAAGTTTCATCCGCCATAGTTTTGTCGGCATTGATCTTAGATTCCGAACCTAGGGTAGTCTCCACACGAGCGTGCTGCTCGACATTGTACATATCCATGGGATTAAGGTCCGGCCGAGAGTCGGTGTCTACGAGTTCAGGAACCGAAGAAGAGAGTTTCTTTTTCTTCTCTCGGATCGCCTTACTGATTGCTTCGTTGCTTAGCGCAAACATTATTCGGCCCCTTTTTCATCATCTTTATTGAGTTGGTTAATGGACTGGGCGACTAACGCGTGGAGTGAACTCCTAAACGTCTGGTGGTCGCGGTTATGGACTGCATGGATTGCTTCGAGTGCAACGTGGTCCATCAAATCATCCTCACCTGATTCGCCGTCGTCTACTTCTCCACCTTTGGCATAAAGCTTAGGTTCATCCGCTCGCGGATTACTGGGTTTCATTTAAAAGCCTTTCAGTTGAGTGGATTGGGAAAAAGGTAACATTCATAGGTGTCTGCTTGCCCAAATGGGCGTGTCAAACGTGACACAATTGGCAAGAGAGAGCAGATGCGTTACATTAGTATCTAGGAGTAACGCACATGACTGAATCCTTCACACAAGTCCTGTCCCTGATCTGGAGCTGGCTGATGCGAAAATTGGGTTACCAGAAGTCAATTGTACTGATGTTAGCGATGTTATCGGTAACTTGTAACAAAGCCCACGCCGACTGGCTTTGCACGGATGAATCGAGTCAAAGAGTTGGCGATACGATCCACGCTTGCGGGGTTGGAGTCGGTAGAAACGAAGCGGTAGCCCGCACCAAAGCGTTTGTTGCCGCTAAGTCTGAGTTTGATCAAGTCTGTGAAGTCTCCAGCGATTGCGCGGGTCACAAAACACGAGTCACTCCAGGTCGAACGACGTGTGAAAAAGGTAAGTCAGGGTTTACGTGTCAAAGGCTTGTCTTGTTTGAAATTCAAGCCGAGATTGAACCCCGACATGAAGTCGCATTTACTACCAGTGGTAGCAGTGGAGATTTTAAATGC